TTACAACGGAACAAGACCCAAACTACTTTGATAAATTATCAGAGGAAGATATTAAGACATGGAGTAACTTTATGATTAATAGATTTCTTTCGATGAAACCTGAGTGGGTAGAACTCATTGCAACTTTATTACCTTTGACACAAACATTAGAACCAAAGGAAATGTATAAGTTATATATCAGTCTTATTCCTAAAGGAAAGTATTACCTAAAATATATTAAAGGAAAAGCAGGAGAAAAATATGAAGAATGGCTTGTTAATCTCATAAAAAATGATTATATTTGTTCTGAGCATCAAGCTATTGATTACATAGAAATTCTATATTCTTCGAGAGAAGGTAGAGAAAACATTAAGTTCATCTGTGAAAAATATGGTATTGATTCAAAACAAATTACCAAACTTAAACTTAAAATATAGTGGGAAGAGTTTCTTTTAGTCAATACTCAATGTGGAGCGGATGCCCATATCAGTATAAGTTGAATTATATTGATGGGTTATCCATCTCTACATCAAATATCCATTTAGTATTTGGAACTGCAATGCACGAAACACTCCAAACATATTTGGATAAGTGTTTGCGTATTTCAAAATCACAAGCAGATAAACTAATGGATACAAAAGCATTCTTGAAAGAGAAGATGCGTGAGTTGTATCTAAAAGAATCATTAGATGGTACAAATCCAATTTGTACAAAAGAGGAACTAGTAGAGTTTTTAGAAGATGGGAATCTTATCTTAGATTATTTCCAAAAACCTAAAAACTTTAATAGTTTCTTTTCATTAACAAACGATGAGTTGGTTGCAATCGAACAACCTATCAATACTAAAATTGCAGAAAATGTGAGTTTTTTAGGATTTTTAGATATGGTTGTTAGAAATAGAGTTTCAGGCCGTTACCGTATTATAGATTTTAAAACATCTACAATGGGATGGAACAAATACCAAAAAGCAGATGAGATTAAAAACGCACAGATTCTTCTTTATAAGAAATTCTATGCAGAGTTATTGAATATATCCCAAGATATGATTGATGCTGAATTCATCATATTAAAACGTAAAGTATCAGAATCTACAGAATATACAATACCTCGTATTTCAAAACATATACCTGCAAGTGGTAAACCATCTGTAAACAAAGCATGGACTTCTTTTAGAGAATTTGTAGACAGTGTATTTGATGAAAACGGTGAATACAGACAAGTAGAGTTTGTAAAGAATCCTGGTAAAAATAAAAAGAATTGTAAATGGTGTGAGTTCTCCCAAAGGGGAATATGTGATGGAAAAATCTAAATTCCAATACATATAATTATAAATAAAAGTTATGGCAAAAAAGAAAATATTATTACTATCGGATGACCTCCGAATGGCTAGTGGAATAGCCAATGTTTCCAAACAATTAGTTATGGGAACAGTTGATAAGTACGATTGGGTACAATTAGGAGCAGCAATCAAACATCCAGAAGCAGGTAAAGTTTTAGATTTAAATGAAGATGTCCGTACCAGAACAGGTATAGTAGATGCTTCCGTTAAAATTTATCCATCCGATGGATATGGTAATCCTGATATTATCCGTCAATTGTTGATGATTGAAAAACCAGATGCAATCTTACACTTTACAGACCCGAGATATTGGATTTGGTTGTATGAGATTGAGCATGAAATTCGTCAATCAGTACCACTTTTCTTTTACCATATTTGGGATGATTTACCAGACCCAAAATACAATAGAGATTATTACGAAAGTTGTGATTGGATTGGATGTATTTCAAAACAAACTTATGGTATTACTCGTAGAGTTTGGGGTTGGGATAAGGAGAAACATTGGGTTAAACCTGCAGATTGGCAAGTAAGTTATGTACCACATGGTATTAATTCCGAATTGTATAAACCAGTTGAAGTACCAGCTGAATTTAAAAAAGAAATCTTTGGTGATAAAGAATATGATTTTGTTTTATATTGGAATAATAGAAACATTCGTAGAAAACAACCAATTGATGTTATTTTAGCATTTGATAAGTTCGTTGAAGCACTTGCACCGGAACATAGAGATAAAGTATGTTTATTGATGCACACACAACCTGTGGAAGAGCATGGAACAGATTTACCGAGAACTATAGCAGAGTGTTGTTCACCTGAAACAAATGTAGTATTTGCACCAAACAGATATACGGAAGAGCAACTAAACTATCTTTATAATTTAGGAGATGTAACAATCAATGTGGCATCCAATGAAGGGTTTGGATTAGCAACCGCAGAATCTGTGATGGCAGGAACACCAATCATTGTAACAGTTACAGGTGGATTACAAGACCAATGTGGATTCAGAGATAAAGCAAGTGGTAAGTTATTAACTGCTGAAGATTATGTAGAAATTGGTTCATTACACGATAGACATAAAAAAGCAGGTGTAGTTTGGGGTGATTGGGTTAAGCCAATTTGGCCAGTTCGTTCAACAACAGGTTCAGTTCCTACACCATACATCTTTGATGATAGAGTTGATTTTGAAGATATTTCACCTTTGATTATGGATTGGTATAGAATGCCAAAAGAAGATAGAGATGCAGCAGCATTGAAAGGTAGAAAGTGGATGTTGGGAGATGGGTTGTTGAGTAGAGAAGCAATGTGTAAAACATTGGTTGATGGTATGGAAGGAGCATTTGAAAATTGGACACCAAAGAAAAAATTTAAGTTAATAGAGTTATAATATGAAACCAACATTAGTATTTCAGGCACCAGTAGCAACAAGGAGTGGATATGGTGACCACGCGAGAGATTTATTACATTCTCTATATAAATTAGATAAATTTGATATTAAAATTATTAGCACTCGTTGGGGACAAACCCCAATGGATGTGCTTAATTATGATAATGAATTTCACAAATGGGTAGTTGATAATATAATTCCAGGTGTGCAAGAAAAACCTGACATTTATATTCAAATTACAGTTCCAAATGAATTTCAACCCGTTGGTGCTTATAACATTGGAATTACGGCAGCAATCGAAACAACACATTGTGCATTGGATTGGATACATGGTTGTAATAGAATGGATTTAATTATAGTACCATCCGAACATTCTAAAAAGAGTTTAGTTGATACAGTTTATAATGAAGCAGATAAGCAAACAAATCAATTAATTGCACAACATAAAATTCAAAAACCAGTAGAAGTTCTTTTTGAAGGATTTAACGAAAATTTTGGTACTAACGATTTTCAATATGTGTCAGAATTGGATGAAATCAAAGAAGATTTCGCATTCCTATTCGTAGGACATTGGTTGAGAGGTGATTTGGGTGAAGATAGAAAGAATGTAGGAATGATGATTAAAACATTCGCAATGGCATTCAAAAATGAAAAGAAAAAACCCGCATTAGTTCTTAAAACTTCATCAGCAGGATTTAGTATTTTAGATAGAGAAGCGACTATTAAAAAGATTAGAGAAGTGTTAGGTAAAGATTATGGACAAGTTCCCATTTATTTACTACATGGTGATTTAACTGAAGCCGAAATGAATGGGTTATATGAACATCCAAAAGTAAAAGCAATGTTAAACTTTACAAAAGGTGAGGGATTTGGTAGACCTTTGTTAGAATTTAGTTTAACTGGCAAACCTATAATAGTAAGTGGATGGAGTGGGCATTTAGATTTCTTAAAGAGTGGAGCAGTGTTATTGGAAGGTGAATTAAAAGAAGTACATGAATCAGCAGCAGACCAATTCTTATTAAAAGAAGCAAAGTGGTTTAATGTAAATATTTCAAAAGCATTATCAATAATTAAAGATGTTTATAAAAACTACAATAAATACAAAATTGAATCATCTAAGTTAGGAAAACAAAATAAACAGAATTTTAGTTTAGGAAAAATGACAGAATTGTTTGATGGTATTTTGGGAAATTATGGTATTTATACTAAAGTACAACCTAAGTTTCAACAGTTACAATTACCTAAATTAAAGATGTTAAAGAAAGGTGAGTAATTTCAATCCACTATATAGAAGATTCATTGATGATTCAAATAAAGTTACTCCTAATCAAATGGTTAGGGGTAACTTTTATATTATTAAAGAATATGAATATGTAGATGGACATAAAGGAAATTATTCGGAAACAACTGCACCTATAATCTATACTTTATTTGTATCCAAATCAAAAGATATAGTTCATGCAATTAAAGTATCAAATGTGAATCCACAATTGATAAAGAAATTCTTTGGTAAATTTGTAAATGAAGATACTGAATTAAATATTAGAGGTGGTGCTAAAAACTTTTATGAAAAGATAGTAAGTTCAGTACCTATAATATCTAATGATTCGTATAGAACTTACAAATTAAGTGGTTTAGGAAAGATTACACATATTAATATGGATAATACTCAATTAGTTCCTAAAAACAAATTACCAAAACCACAACCACAACCTGCGGCAACATTTAAAAATCAACCAACAAACGATTCAATAGTAAAAGAACAATAGTTATGACATCAAAAGAATTTATCCTTTGGTTAAAGGGGTTTTCAGAAGGAGTACATGAATACAATATTACTCCAAAACAATGGGATATTGTAAAAGAAAAATTGGCAGAAGTTAAAGATGAACCAACACCATCTTTACCATTTGGAGTTCCGAATACTGCACCAATTGTAACATTACCATATATTACACCTGGTCCATCAACAGACCCGTACAACCCATATAAGATACATTGTGGTACAACTAGTGGAATATTGACGGTGGCAACCGGAAGTGGTGGAACTATTACATATAATCCATCTTCAACAACTCAATGGAATCCAAGTGGTTCTAATTGGAGTTATACGAATAATACATATGTATCATCGGCTGATATGTGGTCAGAACATCAAGCAAGAATGGCACACTATAAACCATATCAACCATATACAACGGGTGGAGAAGACGAAGTTATAAAAACAGAAGAATAATGAAAATAAGTTACGCAATTACAGTATGTAATGAATTCGATGAAACGATTAAATTACTTACTCAGTTATTAAACTATAAAGGAGAGAATTCCGAAATAGTAGTCCTATTAGATACACCCAAAGCACAACCCGAATTATTAGAGTATTTAGAATTACAGGCAAATGCTGATAAAATCAATTTGATTGAATCGGAATTTGATAATGATTTTGCACAATGGAAAAACTTTTTAAATTCACAATGTAGTGGTGAATGGATTTTTCAGTTGGATGCGGATGAATTATTAGATGAGAATTTAATTGTTAATTTAGAAGAAATTTTAGATGCAAACACAGATAAGGATTTGATATTAGTTCCACGTATAAACATAGTAAATGGTTTAACGGATGTACATATCAAACAATGGGGATGGGATGTAAACGAATACGGTTGGGTTAATTTTCCAGATGCACAGACTCGTATTTACAAAAACAAACCAACTATTGGTTGGAGTGGTAAGGTACATGAAAGAATCGGTGGGTTTGAATCATATACAAATCTTCCAGGTGATGAGGTATATTGTATTAAACATATCAAAGAAATTACAAGACAAGAAAAACAAAATAGTTACTATAACACTTTATAATGGTTCACATATATTATCACATATATTCGATTGAGGGTGTTGAATCTATTATAGATGAGCAACTTAAACTTATTGAAACTCATTTCGATATACCTTTTATTCTAAATGTTGGTATTTCGATAGCAGATGATAATTCACCAACCGATACAATAATAAAAAGATTTTATGATTATCAAAAACCAAATTATAGAATAAGAGATGTTCGTTCAAAAGGACATGAATTTGTTACTTTAGACTTAATAGAAAAAGATAAAGAAACATTTGGAAATTCGGATTATATTTTGTATCTTCACACTAAAGGAGCATCTAAACAAAAAGATGCACAATACCCAAACATAGTAAGTTGGAGAAATTTAATGCAATACTTTAATATTGAAAAAATTAAAAATGTATTTAGAATATTTGATAAAACCGATTTTAACACATATGGTGTATTATTGGAAACTGTAAATAGTTCGAATCACACAATATATTCTGGCAATTTTTGGTGGATGAAAGCAGAATATGCAAAAACTATAAACATAGATAGTGTTAAGAAAAATAGATGGAACGCTGAGTTACAATATGTGCAGAAAGGAGTAGATTGGAAACCATATTCTGAATTTAATAAAGATGAAAATGATTCTATGATGCAAAAAAGAAATATTTACGAAATAAATTTTAAAAGAGAAGATTATACTTCATTAATATAATTTATGAAAATAACATTCATATACGATTACAAAGATGGGGAGATGTGGTCTACACCATTAGCACTCTTAAACGAATTCAAAGAAAGAGGGTGGGAAACTGAAATCGTACCAATTAAAGCAAATGATGATTCAGCATTACAGTTATGGATTCAACAAGATATTCCAACGGATATTGTATTGTTTATGGATTGGGGTAGAATTGATTCAAAATGGTTAGATAAGAATTTAAAACCAAATACATTTTGGATACAAGAAAGTGGAGATGACCCACAAAACTTTGAAAGAAACTATCCAAAAGCAAATCGTTTCCATTACACAATTACACCAGATAAGCAATCTGCACAAGAATATCGTAATAGAGGTATAAATGCAGAATGGATAAATCACTTTGCAGATACGGCAGTTCAATTTCCATTAAACATAGAACCACAATATGTAGCGGTTACTACTAGAGGGTATGGTAATTCCGAATTTTTAGATTATCTTACACGGTGGGCAGAAGGTGGAATTGGTAATAAGAACGGATTAGATGCAAAAGAACATACTGAATTTTTAAATACGGGTTTAATGGTAGTTCAGAATAGTAGATGGAAAGAAATCACTCGTAGAATCTTTGAAGGAATGGCGTGTGGTAAATTGGTATTAACAGACAATCTACCACCCGAAACTGGATTGCGAGATATGTTTGCAGATGGTGAAGATATTGTTTATTACGATGATATGTTTGATTGTATAGAGAAGATGAACTATTACAATGAAAACGAAGAGGAGAGAGAACGAATCGCACACAATGGGATGATGAAAGTATTACACAACTACACACAAATACAAGTAGTAGATAGGTTAGTAACGGAATTTAATAACTTTAAAAAAATTAAATAATGGGATTA